TTTTGCCTTTTTTTCTCCGCCGAGAAACTCACAAACTGCATACAATGTTTTAAGCATTTAACCCTCCGTTTTTCTTTATCTGATACTTAAAGTATAACTCATTTCTAGAATGTGTCAATAGTATTTTAAAAATATTTTAAGCGTTTTTTGAAAGAATTTTTTAGGGGGTGATGAAGATTTTAAAAAGGTCGATATTCAACCATTCATAGACTGGGATATGTCATTGTTAGAAAAGTATCATAATTTTATTTTTCCTAAAATGTGACATCAGGAAACGTATACATATTACAAGAATGATTTTGTTATACTATTCTAGTAATATGTTATAGATTATGGAAATGAGTTTATAAAAAGGGTTGGCGACGGAAGGCGTTTTTTGCCATTGGATAGCGACGAGCGCAAGCTGGATTTTCTGATTTTGTGATATTAATTATAAAGATATTATTATATTAATATGGTAATAAGGAGTAGGGAGCGTTGGAGCGTCAGAAGTATTTAAAAAAGTTTTGAGGTTTTCGTATCACGAAACTGACATTTCGGGATAGGTACTCATTTACTGTGTATACTAGCCCCGTCGAGGATGGCAATAATGTGTATGTACTATGTATAGCAGAAAAACACCATTTCTACAGGGATTTTTTTTGCACTGTGTATGTTTTGCGCGAAAATGCGTATTCCCCGACGCTATTATTTCTTTCCGTCGCTATTTTTAAAAATGACCCCCACCCCCTCAATTTTAGCTGGCTATGGCATCTGGTCCACTCCGGCCCTGTGTAGGGTACAAGCAAGAAGGTACTTAGACGCACCCACCGCTCCTGTCAACCCACCGCTTCTATAACCCCACCCGCCGATTCTGTTGCCCTGCGCACCCTGCGCTGACGGATAGATCAGGCCCGTCGAAAAGAAATTCCAAAAAAAAATATTGACAATGCCTTATAGAATATGCTATCATTCTTACAATGGATAAACAAAATAAATAACCTTAGGGGGGTATCTATGGCTTTTAAAGTTAAAGTGGAAGGGACGTATGTAGCGCGGTCTGGTGTTATGGATAAAGAACGTATTCGTAAACATTATGAAATCGAAGGGGTTATCCCGACGACAGTTGCGGCTTTGTCTATTGTGAAGAATAAACTTTTAGCTCCCGCGCTGGCTGCTAAGTACCCGGACTATGTTACTTTTTTAACGTACCATATTATTGAGCTTACCCCGACAGATGAATCTTCGAAAGCCCTTATGGGGAAAGTCGAGGTAGATTATATGGGTCGAGAGGCTCTCATACATTACATAAAAGAAAATGCTTTGGGGGTTAATGCGGATTATTATCCTGACCTTTTTAAGCTCCGAGAAGCGGTTACGATGGCCAAGACGGACCCGGAAGGGTATAAAAGGCACTTTGCCTTGAGAGAGCCAGACCTTCGTTTGGATTTAGAGATGGCGGCGTGCAACCCTCAGTTGTTTGGTCAAAGCCCAGCGGTTCCCGCGCTGGCCGCTTCTGTGGACTTAAACCGACGTAAAGTACCTACTCCTAAAGCTCTTGTTAAACAGACCGGGGATCGTCTTGCTGGTTTGGAAGCCGATCAAATTCGTGATGGGGAAATGGCGCCTGCGGACGACGCCCACAACGATTTGGATTTATAATGCCTAAAGCAGTAGCGAAAAAATCTGGTCGCCGAACGAAGAAGCTAAGAAAGCCAAAGGATTATTATTTAAGCCCTGAGGAGTTGGCTATCGGTACTGCGCTAATCGAAGCCCAGGCAGAGGAGCCCCCACCGGTCATAAAGTACCGTACATTGCTTCGCTGGGAGAATAACATCCCGTACCTTACCAGCGCCCCCGAACGTTTGTCTGCGGACCCAACGGCGTTGATTCCAGAGCTTATACGGAAGGTTCTGGATATGCCTTACCATGGGGGTAATCCTGCTTTTGAGGGCTTGTCTTTTGGGGAGGCTATGATCATCTCGATGGCTCGAGAAGCGGCGGACGGTTCTGATACTGCGAGGACGACTATATTTGACCGGCTGCTGGGGAAACCAAAACAAAGCATCGAGTCGGTTCAAATAACCGGGACGCTAAACGATTTCCTAGATGGGGTTGCTAAGTCCGAATTGCATATGACTATAGACGTCCCTTCTAATCCTTCGACGCCCAATGATTCTGCGGAAGATTTATAACATTTCACGGGAAATATTATGACGCAAAACCCTCAAACTAAACACCCTGAAGCTGTCCAAGATGCTCAAACGATTCGCAAAAAAGCATTTGATCTTCTTATAAGCGACCAGACAAAATATGCAAAACACTGTCTTAAAATCCGCGATAAGATGGGTCGGATAGCCCCTTTGGTTTATAATAAGGCACAACTTTACGTTCATGAGAAGCTCGAGGAGCAGAAGCGTAAATTAGGATTTATTCGAGCCGTTATTATGAAAGGCCGCCAAGAGGGCATAACAACCTACATTGAGTCTCGATTCTTTAAGAAAACCTCTATGCAACGCGGGGTGTCCACCTTCATCCTGTCTCACGAAGCTACGTCAACGGCATCTATTTTCGACATGGTAAAGCGCTTCAATGACAATCTCCCCGAAGGTATGTCTGTTGGTCTTGATACTGCCAATAAGAACCAACTTAAATTTACAGGCCTTGACTCGGAGTATAAAGTAGGTACCGCAGGCAGTGAGGACGTTGGTCGTTCGCTAACCATAAAACTTCTTCATTGCTCCGAGGTAGCTTTTTATGATCATACGGACCAATTAGAGACCGGCTTATTTCAAGCGGTCGCGGATATGCCGGGCACAGAAATAATCTTAGAGTCAACCGCTAACGGGGTGGGAAATCTATTTCACGAATACGCTATGCGTGCCATGGCTGGGCTTGGCCTTTATCAACTAATTTTTGTCCCTTGGTATTGGCAAGAAGAATATCGGCTGGCTCCTCCCCCTGGGTTCTCTCCTGATGAATACGAACAACAACTCATGCAGACCTACGGCCTTGATTTAGAACAGATATATTGGCGGCGCATGAAGATTGAGAACACCAAAGGGGGTCTCTGGAAATTCCAACAGGAGTACCCTTTCACCCCACAAGAAGCGTTTCTCATGTCGGGAGAGACTTTTTATTCTAAAGAATCCATCATGGCCGCACGTAAATGTAAGAATACTTCCCCTAATGCGCCTAAGATCGGCGGCTTAGACTGCGGTCGCGTCAATGACCGTTCTGTTTTTGTTATTCGCCAAGGGAGGGCTATTACGCATTACGAAGTCCACAAAGACCTTTTGGCTAACGGTCGACAGCCAACGCAAGAACTTATTTCACTCGCTGTGAAGTTGATTGAGCGCCACGGCCTCGATAAGCTATTCATCGACTTTGGTTACGGGCATGGGGTTGTCGACGGGCTTATTACGTTAGGTTATAAGAGTATCGTTATGGGTATTAACTTTCAGCAAAATCCCGTCGATAAAATCCGGTTCTTAAATAAACGTGCCGAGATTGCCGGGTTGAGCCGGGACTGGTTAGAAGAAGGAGAAGTCTCTATACCCGACGACGATATATTTTGTTTCGATTTAATGTTAATTCCTAAGGAAAATGAGACTCCGACACACCGAATGTTTCTGCCTAAAAAAGAAGAAATAAAAAAGAAAGCCCACGTCTCTCCCGACATCACGGATGCTTTTTGGTTAACGTTTGCTTTTCCTGTGGCTAAACGCGAAGGGGAGGAAGACCCTATCCGCAGAAAAAACTCTCGTATTTCTCGTCGTGATAAAACGGAACTAAATACTCTTATACGTCTTCGCGGAAAATAAAACAAAAATAATTGGACATCCCCTTGTTTATTGTGTAATTTTAAAATATGAAAGCATATTTTAATCCGTCGTGTTCGTCCATCCAGTATGTGCCCGTCCCATTTCTTCTTGCGGGAGCAGCGGGCATGGCGATAAATAAATCATTTCATGACGCTACAAAAGCTAAGAACGCGTCTAATGACGCAATTAAAGCCGCTGAAGATCAAGCAACCCAAAAGGCATTACAAGCATCTCAAGAACAGGAACGGGTTTCTTCAGCACGGAAAGCGTTATTGGATGCACCTACGTCAGGGTTCGGCCCAAACGTTAATTTAGCGCGTTCTTTTTTAACATCACTTTGAGGGACTAATGGCCGCTACTACACCATCGAGAGTCAAGTTATTAAAAGAAAGATATGATGCTCTCTTCGCCGAGAAACAAATTTGGTTTCCAATGTACCAGCTTATTGGTGAGTTTGTTTTATCTCGAAAACAGAATTTTCAAACTTCAGCCCAGCCGGGTGAATTCTTAACGGAACAACTTTATTCTTCTGCGGCACCAAACGCGAATATTGCGATGGCGTCAGCTTTAGTTGGCAATCTTTGGCCGAACGGGGCCCGCTCTATTCGTCTTGAGCGTCCACGAAATATTCCTGACACTGAAGAGAATAAAAAATATTTTGAAGCGGTTACTGAAGTTTATACCGATATCATGGACGCGCCGGAAACCGGTACTGCTGTTGCTGTTCAGGAATATATGCTAGATCAAGGGGCTTTTGGTATTTCTGGTTTACGTGCTAAGAAGACCGGGGACTTGACAGACCCGTTGCGTATCTCGGCGGTCAATGTGAAATATTTTCTAATTGACGAGGATAAAGATGGTTTCGTAGATACGGTTTTTGTTTTAGACGAATTGAAAGCTCGTCAGGTGGTTCAAGAATTTGGTATTGAAAATGTTTCGTCTAAAGTCAAAGAGGCTTATAAAAATAATGATATAAAGACTCTTTTTAAGATTGTCCATGTTGTTGAACCAAGGGCGAACGCGCCTCTTCGTCCGAAGACCAATAAAGAATATCCTTTCCTGTCTTTACATTTTGAATTTGATACCGAGAAAATTCTTCGAGAGAGCGGGTATTTGAACATGCCAATTATTGTTTCCCGCTTCCAAAAAGCTCTCGGGGAAAAACAGGGGCGGTCAGCGGCCATGGCGGCTATGCCTGCCATCATACGATTAAATGTCGTCTGGGAATTATTACAACGTACCGGGGAAAAGAAATTAAGGCCCCCTTTGTATATGTTAGACAATGGGGCTTTAGGCAGTGACACTCTGGATACTTCTCCCGACGCATTAAATATTTTCAATATGTCGGGTATAGGAGAGCGGTCTCCTGTCGGTATTCTTTATGACGTTGGAAACTTGCAAGACATATACCCTATCGCGGAATCGTTAACAAAAGATATATCCCAAGCGTTCTATATCGACCGTCTTCTTGATTTGAATAACGAAACGAAAATGACTTTGGGGGAGGCTAATATTCGTGATCGTATTCGTGGGGAGGGGTTAAGTTCTTTATTTAAACGACAAGAGACTGAATGTTTTAGTCGTTTGGTCAGTACCACGTTTAATATGTTGTTAGAAGACGGTTTAATGGGGGTTGTTCGAGGAAGCGAAGCAGAGCGTAAGATTTTACAAGCTGGATTGGTCCCCTTATATATCCCGGCGGATGTTGTTAACGCCATGCAACGCGGACAGAAAGTTTATAACATAAAATATATCTCACCCGCAAGCCGCATCATGCGAACTGAAGAATTTCAAGGAGTTGTTCAGTTATTGGATATCTCAATGGGTGCGGCTCCTGCCTTTCCTGAAATTGTTGATAACTTCAGCCCCGACCGAACTCTTAAGAAACTTAGTGAGCTTTCTGGTGTAGACGAGAGCATATTAGAAGATACCGAAACGATAAAGAAAGTACGAGAAGCTCGAGCCCAAATGCAACAACAGCAACTGCAGATCGCCCAAGCACAAGCGGCGTCCGACGTTGGCATGAAAGTAGCTCAAGCTCAGAGTATGAGACAAGGAGCTATCAGTGGCAGACCTCGCGGTTAATAAAGATAAACGAGTCGTTCCCCCAGACCCTGTTGCGGATGCAATCAATCAAATGCTGGAAACAAAAGCGGGCGTTGTTTTTTTTACTTGGTTGGCGCATCGTTGTTTTTTTGACCGGAGTACAATTTCAGGGGACGCACAATCTTATGAAGTTAATCCGTTAGGGTCAATCGCTCAAGAATTTCAGAGACGAATTTATTTAGACGTAAGACGTCATATTAAACCGGAGTATCGAAGTAGAATTGAAAAATAGGAGAACATACCATGCCAGACCCAAATGTAGTTGATGTCCCTGCCTCACCGGAACCGATCGTTGTTACTGTCGATAATAAATCTGTAACTCCGCCAGCGTATACTCCGCCGGATATTAAAATGGCCGAAGCACTCCCGCCAGAGTATCGAGATAAACCATATTTTAAAGACAAGACTTTTGTTGATGTTATAAAAGAACACGACGGGCTTCAGAAACTTTTAGGTCAGCGTCCGGCGGGGATTCCAAAAGAGGATGCTTCCGACGAAGAATGGTCAAAATTCTTAGGAGCTATAAAACCTAAGTCGATGGACGAATACGCCTTGCCGGAAACTGATTTTTCAAAAGCGAATGGTCGTACCGACGAGTATATAAAGACAATAAAAGAATTATTTTATGGTGCAGACATCAGTAAAAAACAAGCGGCCAAGTTAACTGCGGGCATTGATGCTTTTTTAGCGAAGTCTAAAGCAGCACAAGAAACTCTTCAAGCAGAAGCGAATAAAAAACAGGAGTTAGAGTTTGAAGCTCTTCTTGATAAGACTTACGGAGCTAATAAACAAACTGTTATTGAACGTACAAAGAAGATGATGATTGAGATGGTTGACCCGTCAATGAAAGAGTCTATTGGGGGAGTATTAAAAAATATGCCTAACGATGTCCTCTTTGCAGTTACTACAATCCTCGACGGAGTTCATAAGAAATATTTATCTGAAGATACGCCTCCCGGGGACAATCGAAATGCGGGAGGGGACATCTCTTCTTGGCAATCTGAAGCTGAACAAATTATGCGAAGCCCTGAGTACCGTGATTTTCGTTTAGCGGGACATGACGAAGCAAAAAGAAAAGTTTCGGAATTGTTTACAAGAATTGCTGCAGCACAAAAAATAAATTAAAAATAAATGGACAACGATTCTATTTTTGATTTAATAAGATTAGAGCGGGGAGTGCCGAAAGGCATCCGTGGTTAGCCTACCTAATGGCGACACGTCCGAGGAACCTCGGGGAGCGTATAAAGAGAAATTTAAAAATTTTAGTTCGTTACATTAGGAGATTAATATGGCAGCCGCTCAAATTCAAACAGCCACAGTTATTCAGTTTTCTTCTGCAGTGCATTTAGCCGCACAGCAAATGAAGGCCCGTTTTGCTCCGGTGTTCCCTGTCAAGCAGTTAACCGGAAAATCTTTTGCGTATGATGGAGTTGGTTCCATCGAAGCTCAAGAATTAAATGGTCGTTTTAATCGCGTTACCTTCTCGGATTTAAAAGTTGTTCGTCGTAAGATCGGACGTAGACGTTTTTCTTTGACGCTCCCGATTGATGCGGATGATGCTTCTCAAGTTCTTATTAATCAAGAAGCAGAATATTCTCAAGCGTGTTCAATGGCGATGGCTCGTGTTTATGATCGCATCGGCGTTGAAGCGGCCTTGGCCAGTGTCTATACCGGCGAAGACCTTGACACCGCTGTTACATTTGCTAATGACGGCGGCCAGACGGTTACCGCAACAGCGGGTTTGACTTATGAAAAATTGCTTGAGATCATGCAGAATTTTATCGACTCAGATGTCGGTAATGATATGATCGAGAATTTTCTTTTCTGCATTTCCGGGGATGAACATACAGCTTTGATGAAAGAACTCGAATTAACGTCTGGCGATTATTCTCGTCAATATGGCGTTGATAAAGGGGGGATTCAAGAAGCTGTTGGATTGAAATTAATTAAGTTCGCGGCCAATGCAACGAACCCTATTCTTAGTGTAGCTGCTGGTGTTCGTAGCTGTATTGCTATGAGTTCCCGTGGGCTCTGTTATGCGATGCCAAAGCAGTTCGAGATTGTAGTTCAAGATCGTAGTGATTTGGTCCAGACCAAACAAGTTCAGGTTAATTGGACGCTTGGTGCTGTTCGTACTGAAGGCGTTCTTGTTCAAAAAGTTACTACGACTGACTAAGGATTAGTTAATCGTTTAATTAAAGTTTTAACAATAAGGAGATTAACATGGCAGACGCATTTGTGGATTCAGCAAGAGCAGCGGGTAAACCGGCTCGCGCCCGGGAAGCGGGCGGGGTTAAAGGAAAAATTCGTACCATTACGTATGAAACTGCAGCCTCTGACGGTGCGGGGGACGTTAAGCGCTTATTTAATGTGGGCGCTCACGAAATTCCCGTTCGTTGTTTAGTTATGTGTGATGCGACGGCAGGGTTAACTGCAGTTGAACTTGGGCTTTATCGTCCGAGTTTAGGTGCTGTAGTTGATCGTGATGCTTTAATGAGCAGCATTGATCTTTCTGCGGGGTATGCTTTTGCCGCCGCTAAAGATGGTCTTTCGGCTTTAGGCATTGAGAAACGAGGCATCTCAACTTTTGCCGAATTGGCGGCTGCAGTCGTCACCACGGATGTTATTGGCCACATTCCGTTTGATTCTTACGATGTGGCTTTGACTCAAGTTTCTGACGTTTCCGCAGTTGGAACCGTTACTGTTATTCTCGAGACAATCGAGAATCAGTAAGCCGACGCGTTTTGTATTTAACACACGGGGCGCACGCGAGTTTCTTGCTTGCGTGCGCTCCTTTACTTCGGAGTCTTTATGTCCCGACCAAGTAGTGATGTGGCCATCTGTAATCTTGCACTCGACCTTATCAAAGAAGCCCCCATCTCCATTATCTCAATTCCTGTAAGTAAAACTGAAGTTTTATGTTCTCGTTGGTATGATTTAATCAGACAGTCTGTTTTGTCGTCTTATAATTGGGGGTTTGCTTTAAAGAGTGCGGAGATTCCACGTGGGGGCACTCCTTCAGTTTCTGATTACACCGATTATTATGTTTTTCCGAATGACTATTTGAAACTTCGGGCTATTATCGACCCTGAAGTTCCGTTAGGTCGTAGACGATTTGAACTTCAAGGGAGAAATCTTCTTTATAATTATGATTCGGCCACCTCTCTTCCGGTTTGGTATACTAAAGATGAAATTGATATTTCTGTTTACCCAGCTCTTTTTATAAATCTTCTTGCTGAAGAGTTAGCCTTGAAGTTGGGTAAGAAACTTACGGCGCGCCCCTCGGTAATTAAGGACGTTAAAGAGGACCTCGTTGAGACCCGACGGCTTGCTCGAGCAATGGACAGTCAAATGCGACCCCCGCGACGATATGAGAGTAGCCGAATTGTTAATGCTGGGTTGAGTCTGTCTTCAAATCGGACTGTGGCCGGTGATTATGAATTCGATCCTGAGGTAAGTTAATGATTGATTCCTACCTTTCAAATTTCTCCGGCGGGGAAGTCTCGGAAGAAATATTTGGCCGTTTTGATTCTGATCTCTATAAGAATTCATTACAACGTTGTGAAAATTTCCTGTCCTTAATACAAGGGCCTGTCCAGTACCGGGGCGGGTTTACTTTTGTCCACCCTACTAATCTTCAACAAACAGCGCGGATTGAACGTTTTAAGTTTAGTGACTCCCAAGTCTTTATACTTGAGTTTACAAATGCAAAGTTACGGATTTATGAAGATGCTGCGGTGACTGTAGAGAGTTCTTCCGCAATAATAACGGGGATAACCCGAGCGAACCCGGGGGTTATTACTTCGGCCGGGCATGGCTTCATAACGGATGATGAGATTTATATTGCTTCGGTTGTTGGAATGACTGAATTAAATGGTCGGTTTTTTCGAGTTGTTTATATAAATGCAAACACTTTTTCGTTGAAGGACATATTTGGAAATGCAGTTGATACTTCTACGTTCCATGCGTATTCTTCCGGCGGGACGGCAACGAAGGTTTATAGTTTAGCTTCCCCATATCTCACTGCTGATTTAGATCAGTTTCAGTTTGACCAAGAAGGGAACATCGCTTATTTTTCTCACCGAGGCTTTGCGCCTTATAAGTTAACTCGGGTAAG